CATCGCTAATCGCAAATTCTTTTTTTACAATTTCTCTAAATACTTCTTTTTGAGAATATTGTAACATTTCAGATACAGCAAGACAGTATTTAATTTGCACTTCACGACGATTATCTTCATCTTTAATAAATCCGCAATATTTTTTAATTGCATTTACGGCATATCTAGCAATACTTATAGAATCAATTGCAGAAATTGATTCTAATTTATATTCGTTAAATTTTAAATATGCTTCAAGGTCAAACTTGTCTTTAACATAAGGAAGTTTTTCCCAATTTGCAATTGTAAGATCATCTGCATTTATTTCTTTTGCTACTTTAGCACAAGTCTTTAATACAGGATGATCTTTTGGCGCAATATCTTCATTAAGATCAGAAATATCGTGATCTTGTAAATACAGAACTTTTGATAATTGATCCTTAAAAATTGTAGTTGTATTAATTTTAGAACCAGTTGCATACATGATCGGTAAAGAATCTTCTAAAGTCTTTACTACATCAAGTCCAACTTTTTTCGCATGTCTATATAATGCAATTCCATAAGCCACAAGATTCATTTCGCCTTCAACGATCATAATTCTACGACCGCGAGGACGATGCTTAAATCTCTGTCCATTAAAAAAACATGTATGACCTACCGGAATCCATTCAGCGAAATCTTTTTTATCTAACTGCCTGAAGCGTAATCCGCAAAGAGCGCCATCAATATTATAAAGAGGGTAAACAAGCGCATTATTACCAAGTTCCTCTCGATAAATATTAAGTTCTTTATCATCTTTACCTTTACGAAGAATTCCTTGACCTTTTAAAATATTGAATACAATATCATAATTTGGAGCTATGCCCAAATTCATTGGTTTTAAAAAATCGGCTTCAAATGGAATATTTCTATCTTCAAAAAATTTAACAATCGAAATTGGTCGCTTACCAGGGTTGGCTATTAAATGATCAATATTAACCTGACAAGCTTCCCAAACTTCTTTTAATTTAGGGCCAATATTATAAGGTAGATGTCCAAACTCTTTATTCTTTTTACTTTTGAATTTATCTGGTATTTCTACTTTTGCAATTTCACAGGCCATTTGTAATGCATGGGCAAAATTAACTGCTCCACCGCATTTCTGTAGGATATCTAATACATTATAGGATCTGCCATTCTTATCAGATCCTTCTAATTTTTCTGTGAAGTCAGTTAGTAGATTTTTGTCGGGTACAAAAGTTAGACTTGGAGTTTTATCTTCGCGCCAAGAAATTCTTGCGCGTTGACGAGAATCTACCTTAGTGAATTCTTCTTTAGTTAAATTAGTGTAAAGCCAATCAATAGGAATTTTAGCTTTTACACTTTCAACAAACTGAGAAAATTCAGATATAGATTTTTCTTGATCTGACATACAACTCCGATGACTTCAACCACTGTAACACGTTTTTACGTAAATGTCAAACTATAACTTTAAAAGGAACGGCACTCATTTTTATGATGAGTGCCGTTCAATTTATCTATAAACTGGATCTGGTCTAGGCGATGCTTTTTCTAGATAGTAATCTTTAAGGAATTTATCCAATTTCTTACGAGCCATTAATGCTGACCAAATTTTACGTTCAATTGTCTTATTAGTTACGAGTTTTTCTTCATCTACTTCACGATCCTGGCCACGACGATAATTACGATCATGGCTTTGAACATAGTCATCAAAATCTTCTGTAGCTGAATAATAAATTGTTTTATTAGCTTTTAACCAAGTGTGACCATATTTTGCAGCTTTTGGAATAGCTACAATGATCCTACATGTTGGATCATTTAACCAGCGGTCTAAATTTTTATCTCGTTCCTTGTCACTCATGCCACCATAAATAAATGTTGCTATATCTTTATATTTTTCATAAATAAATTCTGTCTCAGCTCTAAAGATTGTCCATATAATAATATTGTTAGAAGCACTCGCAGATAAATGATCATTGATACGTTTATCTAATACGTCAAGTTTTGCGTTCCATGGTAATGTAACTAGATGTTTCTTCCCATCTTTATCTTCAATTGTTGTAAAGCCATCCATGATTTGCATTAATTTAATACGAACCGCAATCTCATGTTCTACACGAAGCTTTCCATCAATCATATTACCGTTTTCATCTAACCCTTGGACCGCTGAAATATAATCTTCTTCAATTTTATTATATAGCTTCATATGATCTGGATGAAGATCAACATCAATATTAATAAAGTTTCTTTTTGGGAGGTCAAGAACATCGTCACGTTTAATGAAATACGAAACTAAATCAATTCGCTTTCTAATTTCTTGTTCTGCATTATATCTTGGAAACCACCGCATTACAGGACCAACAGATCGTTGAACTCCATAACGCTGTTCAAAAGCTGTATATGAATCTCCTAATACAGATCCAATAGCTTTCATTTGCCCCCAAAATTGAAATACATTATTTGGGGCTGGTGCGCCAGAAGCTTCAATTAAATATTTCATATGTCTAGAAATTTTAATAAATGCTCTTGTTCTATAAGATGAATGTCCTCTTAGTGTAGATGATTCATCATAATAACAAGCATCGAATTTCATTAATTCAAAATAATTATCTTTGTCATATGAATGCTCAGCATTTTTAGTTTTAATCCAACACCAATGCTGAAGTTTATCTAAATTCACAAAACTAATTTGACCATGAGAAGATGGAGCTTCTGGATCTCTTAAATTAACTGGTTTAAATTCAGTAAATCTTTCAAGATCGCCAAACCATGCTGATTTTCCCAATAAAGATAATGGTGCAAATACTAATGGTTTTTGAACTAGATTGTTAGCAAGTAAATAACCTAAAATAAAAATACCAACAGGTGTTTTACCTGTTCCTTGTTCTAAGTAAGCTCCACCACGTTTTACTTTTAAACTCCAAAGTGTAACACGTTTCTGGTGAAGGTCAGCTTCAATCTTTGGGAATAAATATGGAAAACCCATTTCCTCCCATAAATCATTAATTTCATCTGCTGGCAACAATTTTATTGCCTTAGCATCTTGATATGTTTTTAATTCTGCTCTTAGATTTTCTACAATTGGTAAAATACTATCATCATAAACAATATCTAATCCAAGTTTATCTTTATTTTTAAAAAGATCACTTAGATTCCATGGTGAAATATCCATGTAGTAACTATGAAATTTAGTTTTAGTTTCCCATCCAAATAAAGATACATCTTTATCTGTTTCTATTAAAAATTGTTCAGGACGTTTTCCATCCATCGTAATTTTAACGTTTCCCAATCGAAAACCTCCGCTTTGTCCCAATCAGATTTATCTAAATATTCTTTTAAATCATAATACATTAAATAACGAATTTCATTATCTTTATACAGTATCCCTATACACATTGCACCTGCCTTAGCTTTAATATCTAAAGAATCAATCTGTAATTCTTTAAATGGATATAGGTTCCGATAGCTAATCGAATTAATCAGCTTGGCTTCAGCATAGACAGGCATACCTTTAAAAATGGCGAATATATCAGGCTCACCCTTTTTATCAGAACGAATTACTTTTTCTATATATAAAATTTTACCGTATTTTGCCTTTTGATTATCTATAAAGTTTTTTGATTTATCAGATTCGCTCATTTTGATAGTTAAAAAAAGGGGAAGCAGAATCGCTTCCCCTTTAGTGTAACACAACTACTTGGTAACAGGAACCTTTTCCTGTTCCTTCTTGAACCAAACTCGTTCCTGATGTTCTCCATCAGGCGCGATTTTACCATAGAAGAGCCCGTTAGGTTTTTCTACAGTAGATCGCTTAAAAGCTGCGGAAAAAGCATCCCACAGCTTACTTTGGATAAGCTCATTCGCGGTTTCTGAACTCGGCATTCCATCCGAATCCACAAACCTCACATTACCATCGGAATTCTGGATAATGAATCCAGATTCCATAATTCTAACACTCATGGTATAAGTGTCAATCTCTCTGATGCGAAAGGTTCCACCGGAACCTTTACGATTCAAAGAGATTTCATATACCAACTCCTGCGAGTTGATATATGACTTACTGCCATCCTTCCTCTCCGAAAGAGGAACGATAACAAGTTCCCCCCCAATGGACTTGTTCGGCAGAGTGAGCAAACGCAAGTTAAGCGTCTGCCCATTAGCACCACAAATAACAGTGGCATTTCCAGACCGTGACGAACCATAACCACGTTCCGTCAAAAAGACATTTCTAGAAGCCATGCATGCTCCTTTTAAAAAACCCATTTAAATGGGATTGGTTTTTGTGGATGACGTAATATCTCCACTCATATATATTATAACAAAAAATGCTTTTAGTTTGCATTGCTTGTGGTATACTCGTTTCATGGCATTTGAGTTTACTGGTAGTTACACAGATTTTATACAACGGACCATGAAGCTAGACGGCGAACCGTGGAGCTTCGCTCATAGACCTTATATATTTCCAATTGTAAATAGTACGGCAAAACGTACATTAATGATGACAGCTAGACAGGTAGAAAAATCTACTACAATGGCTGGAGGCATGTTAGCTAAAGCTTGTCTTTTTGCAAGTAAATCATTCTTATATGTTGCTCCTACATTTAAACAGACTGGTGTTTTTAGTCGTAAGAAAATTGATGAAGTATTTGAAACTTCTCCATTGTTAAGAAAAACCTTTTACCCTGGAGTTAAAGGTTTTAGAATTGAAGAAAAAAGATTAAAAAATCTTACAACATTATATTTTAGATCTGCTTATCATGATGCTGATAGTATTCGTGGTTTAACAAGTAACGATACCTCTTTCGATGAAGTGCAGGATATGTTGAAAGAGATATTTCCTGTTGTTGAAGCTTGTTCGCAGAAGAAATTAGATGCACAGTTTAGATATGCTGGCACTCCTAAAACAATGGATAATAATATCCAAACTATGTGGGATATTAGTTCTGCTAATGAATGGCATGTTAAATGCATGGGTTGTGGATATTATAATAAGTTAGGTCTTGAAGTTGTATTATTAGATAAACCCGGTATTTGGTGTCGTAAATGTCAACATGAATTAATAGCAGAGCAAGGTTGTTGGGTTTCTGCAAGAGAATCAGATATGGCGGGTTTCCGTATGCCATATGTTATTCTTCATAAATCATATATTGATTGGAAAGATCTTTTCTTTAAGATTCGCAACTATGATACTGGCGCTCTTATGAACGAAGTGTTTGGTGAATCTTATGATAATGGTTCTAAACCTTTGACTAGGGATCAATTAATTAGAGCTTGTAATCCTAATCGTCCAATGTGGACTAGACCTATTGATCAATATGCCGGACAAGAGTTTTATGCTGGTATTGATTGGGGTGGCGGTAATACTGGATTTACAATTTTAACTATTGGCTTTTATGATACTGTTGAAGAAAAATTTAAAGTTGTATTCTGTAAAAGATATGTAGGTAAAGAAGCTGAACCTGAAAATCTTATTCCATCAATCGTTAAAACGATTATGGATTTTAAAGCTTTTATCATTGGCGCTGATTATGGTTTTGGTTTTGGCTTAAATGATAGAATGAGAAAATTATTACCATCAGAATATACATATGTTACTTTTAGACACAGTATCATTAAAAAAGCTATCGCTTATGATGAACATGGAAATACATATGTAACAAATAGAACTGAAGTAATGACAGATTTATTTAATGCAATAAAAGAACGAAAATTTGAACCGTATCAATGGTCTGAGTTTGAAGATATTGGCAAAGATTATTTAAATATTAATTCTGAGTACTCAGATCGTTTGCGACAAA